GTTGTATAACGAGTTGCATAACGAGTTGCATAACGAGTTGCATAACGAGTTAGAATTATTGATATAAAAAATTTTAATAGCGAAAAAATGAAGGAAGAAACTAAAATGGATTTGCGCACGGAGGCTGAGAGGAATCGTGCCGTATTGCACGACCATATCCGAAGCGACTACCAGCGCATCACGAAGAACCAGCCACACGTCCGCCCCTATCGTGTTATGGCTTCATTGGGGCAAAAATACGGTTTGACTACGCAGGGTATCGCCTCGCTCTTGAAGCGGATGGGCGTATATGCCCCGAGTACGGCCTGTAAGTAAACAACTTTAAAACTTCAACGACACATGATTACGCCGATAGAACCTACATGCGCCGACGCTGGCCGATATAGCGTGACGGAGGCGTGCAGTCTGTTAGGAATCCATCGCTCTGCGCTGGAACGCTACAGATTGCAGAATTTAATCAAAGCGGGATTTCGTGAACACGCTTCCCGCAAGTTTTACACGGGTTACGAAATCAAAAAATTATGGAGAAAGCTATGATGAGAATTTGGGACAAAGTGCTGGCGTGGTTTGCAGAATACCAGCAGCAGAACAGAGAGAGACGTGAGGCACGCAATGCGGCTCGCCTTCGACGGGAGGTGGAGCGAAGAATCCAAGTGCGTGAGTTTGACGGCTGTCTGTGCCTCTGCATTGACAACATCCCCGTATTGAAGCGGCCGGAGTTCGACGATGCAGAGTTGAAGCAAGCACGCCGCTTATTGTTTGACTACCTGAGCAGCGCAAGACGATGAGAAAGAAGCAACATGCCTTCGTTGAGGAGTGTGCAGATGAGCATCGGGCCGACATGCTGGAAGCCATTTCCAACGGCGACAGATACGCATCCACCACCATTGACGCCGTTGGTGGATGGGTCGAGATTGTGAGTGACTGCCGAGGTGGTGCAGCCGTAACGGTGCACCACGACAACGAGGAGAACCAGCGTGAGTGCCCTCTGTTGTGGGAAGCCATTGAGAAAGCGTTGCCCGAATGGGAGGACGTAAAAGAAGAATTTGAATCCAATGATGACGAAGACTGTGGCGGCCCCGACCCCGCATTTCCAAGTTGTAGCGATTATTGGGATTATATTTTCAGAACATAGTACACAACATTAAAATATTTGCAAAATGGAAAATCAAGTAACAATCAGTCAGCCGACCATGCTGGAGGCTATGAACAGAAGCGAAATCGACATGCAGATTTCAACGGCCCACTCCTTCCCCCGTGACGAAGAGAAGGCACTTGCCAAGATGGCACGGCTGGCGTGCATGGATGAAGATACCGCCGCAGACTGCTTCTATCAGATGAAACGGAAAGGGGCTGACGGGAAAGAGGTAGAGATTGACGGTTTGAGCGTGCGCATGGCCGAAATCATTGCTTCGTGCTGGGGCAACTTGCGTGTGCAGGCCCGCATCATTGGCAACGATGGACGCTGGATAACGGCCCAAGGCGTGTGCCATGACTTGGAGAGTAACGTGGCAGTTTCAAAGGAAGTGAAACGAAGCATTACTACCAAATCGGGCTACACTTATAGCCAAGACATGCAGGTGGTGACGGGTAATGCAGCATGCTCCATTGCCTACCGAAACGCCGTGCTGGCAGTTGTGCCAAAGGCCATAACGAATAGCGTTGTCAACCGTGTGCGTGCCGTGATGGAAAATGCCGAGATGGACGTGCCCAAGGTACGGGCGAAGACGCTTCGTTGGTGGGCCTCGAAGGGCGTTACCGAGGAGCAGCTTTTGCACTACCTCCAGCTCGACACCGTGGAAGCCATTGACAAAGAGCAGCTCTATTCGCTGCGAGCTTTGGCGCAAGCCATCAACGAGGGAACTACCAGCATCGAAGAGACCTTCGTTGCACCCGTGCAGCAGGAAAGAGTAGCGAATGGCGTGAAATCAGCGGCCAAGGCTGCAAAAGACAAGGCCGAGCAGGCAATGGCCCGCTCCAAGGGTAAAAACGCCACACAAGCAAAATAAACGTAAAATAATGGGCACTGTTAAGACGGTGCATGACTTCAACAACAAAAGATATGGAAAATTTAAATTTTGAGTTCTTGGATTTCAATACCAATAGAAAAGTGGGACGATCACTCGGAAAGAACATGTTTAGTGTTTCACTTCATGGTTCAGCGAGCGGAATACTTGCCTTCGGCAGCGAGCTGAAAGAAGAGGTGGAGCGTTACAGGTATTTGCGCCTCGCCCGCCAAGTAATGACGCAAGAGTTGTATCTTGTTTTCAACAACGAAAAGGGAATAGAGTTGCGCGAGCGTAAGCGTGACGGTTCGTTGATCGCTTACTCAAAAGATATGGCAGGATGGTTGTTAAGCAGCTATTTCAATAGCGAATGTTATGGACGATTTCATATCAGCGAGAACCTTGCAAATACTGTGGAGTATGCAACATATCGAATAACTGAACCCATTTTGTCTAACAAATAAATACCAAAGACATGAAAACGACATTGAAATTCAAAGACAGAGCCGAATGGCTGCAATCCCGTACACTTGGAATCGGCGCAAGCGAAGTGGGTACGATTCTCGGCTTGAACCCGTTCGAGACGCCCTACCAGCTTTATTTGCGGAAGAAGGGCAAAGTAGCCCCGAAGCCCGAGAACGAGGCAATGCGCATGGGCCATTTGCTGGAGGATGCCGTGGCCCAGCGTTTCGCCATTGAGACGGGCGTGCACATCATCAAGAACACGACCGATGATTTTACGGTGTTCAACAACGAACGGCCCTACATGCGAGTATCGCCCGACCGACTGTATTGGGGGCAGGGCGTGAAGCACAACGAAGCCAACAAAGGTGTGTTGGAGTGCAAGACTACGGCCATGCCCGTTGACGTGGACAACGTGCCGAAACATTGGTTTTGCCAACTGCAATACCAGCTCGGCGTTTGCGAGTACACACACGGCGCAATTGCATGGATTTACCTTGGACGACGTGAGTTCGGAATGTTGCCAACTGAGTTCGACCCCGAGTTCTTCGAGTACTTGGTTGAGCAGGTTGACGAGTTTTGGACACGCTACATCGTTGGCAATGAAGAACCAGCGGCGTACAATGTGGAGGACGTGGTTATGAAGTTCCCCCGCCATACCATTGACAAGCGGGTGACGGCAACGGATGACCTTATCGCCGAAACCGTTCAGTTGAAAGAACTGAACGAGCAGTTGAAGGAGATCAAGGCCAAGAAAGAATCTTTGGAGGAAAACATAAAGCTGGCGATGGGTGATGCCGAGGCGCTGGTTACGCCCGACGAAACCGTGCTGGCAACTTGGAAAGCCCCGAAGCCTTCCTCCAAGTTTGACGCAAAGACGTTCAAGGACAAGTATCCACAACTCTATGCGAAGTACTGCAAAGAGGCGCAGGGTGCTCGCCGATTCTTACTCAAATAAACTACCGAAACGATGCACGCAATAAGTAACAGTAATTTTGCCTATGTGGTTGAATTGTTGCAGGCGTACATCGCCGACAATAGTGCGAGGCGCGACGTGCGTACCGTGAACCGAGTGCGCCGTGCCCGTCTATTGTTGCGGGCGTTTGCAAAGAGCCAACCGTATCAAAAATAAACCGAAACTATGGCGAAGGACAGAGCAAAAGGAATGTTGATTAGCCTTGACATAAGGCAGCAAGTTGAATTGTTGTCGAACGAGGAGGCTGGCGATCTCTTCAAAGCGTTGCTCGCCTATGCTGACGAGGGCACGCCCATAAGCACTGATAACCGTTTGCTATCGGTGGTGTTTGCAGGGTTGCGCTCCCAGCTTGATTGCGCCGCTGAAATGTATGCCAAGAGGTGCGAAAAGAACAGGGCGATAGCCATTGAGCGAGAGCGAAACAAGCGTGAACAAGCAAGCACGAACGTACACGAACGTACACGAACGTGCACGAACGTAAACGAACGTGCACGAACGTACACGAACGTACACGAACGTACACGAACGTACACGAACGTCACCAATAAAATAAAAGAAAAGAAAATAAAAGAAAATATAGATATAAAGAAAGATGCTAAAGCATCTAAAGAAAAAACGTATGGCGCAAATGCGCCCCACTCTGCTCTTTTAGACGTGAATGCGTTTGTATCGTACTTCAACGAGCAGCTGGCAGCGCAGGGCGCAATCATTAAGCAAGTGAAGACGGTTACGCCCAAGCGCAGGTCGGTTATCGAGGCCCGTGCCCGTGAAAACGGAAAAGAGGCTTTAAAGACCGTTGCCGACAAATCGGCCTCGAGTGATTTCCTGAACGGAAAGAACGACCGAGGCTGGCTGGCTACCTTCGACTGGATTATGCGCCCTAACAACTTCGTGAAGGTGCTTGAAGGAAATTTCGATAACAAGAACATGGCCGCAAGCAACGGCGGCAAAAACGTGAATGACTTATGGCAATAGATATTTTAGAAATCATCAACAAGTTGCGAAAATGTGGATTCCTTCCAACCGTGCAGCGTTGTAGCTATTCTGTCGATATGAAAACCGTGCTTGGAATTGTCGAGAGGCTTGGAAAGGAGCTAAACCCCGCTTTTGTGCTTGACGATGAAAACCGATGGACTTACATCCAGCTCTTGAAATGGCTTGCGGGTGACAAGACCATGCAAGCGATTGACCCCGATACGGGCAAGGTGGTGGCGGGCCGCTTGGATGCTGGCCTCTACCTTGCAGGGCCAACGGGTAGCGGGAAGAGCGTAGCCTTGAACATCATGCTCATGCTGGCCCGTACGTTCAACATCCAAGTAACGCTCAACGGTGAGCAGCGTTGCATCTTTTGGAAAGAATTGCGGGCCGATGATATAGCACGCAACGGGAAGCTTGACGGGTACAATGAGGCTGGCGTGCTTTGCATACAAGACCTCGGGACAGAGCCGACGGAATCCGTTTTCATGGGCAACCGCTTCCAGCCCGTGAGGCAGCTAATAGAGCACCGTGGGGATGCTGGCGGCGTGATTACGCTTTTCAGTAGCAACCTCCCTATGGGAAGTAGCGTGCTCGTTGACCGATACGGCGACCGTGTGGCGAGCCGCTTGCGTGAAATGTGCAATTATATAGAGCTGAAAGGGAAAGACCGCAGAAAAAGCCGATAGGAGGGCCTAGCGTGCCCCGTGTTAAACGAACGAACGTGCCGTGGGTACTTATTAGGGTGAAGCAATTATCGGCCCTTAGAGGGCCTAAAAACAACAAAACATGGGAAAATACAGTATTACAGTATCTACGCAAGTGGGTGCTTGCTACATAAACAACATGATTGAGAATAGGTCGCAATGGGATAAAGAATCAATTTTTGATGGGTATCCGTTGCACGTTGGAGTGAATTACACAAGCGACCCGTTTGTGCGTAGATGCGTAGAAGAGTACGGTGGATGGGATTGGATTAGGATTGAGCCGATGAGCAAGAAATTCAACTTGCGGAATGAGCTTAGCAAGTTCCGTTTGTGCGTAGGAATTGACGTGTTTATGACAGAGCCAATAGATACACCACCCTCAGTTTACACTTTGTATTTGGGGAACAATGAGCTTGTGTCGATTGGACTTAGTGATGGATGGGACAACGATAGGAAATATATAGTTTTTGTAAATAATCCGTATTACGAGAACGGATTACACGGTTTTGAGATTCGCAAGGTAAAATCGCGCAAACAGTACATTTTCCTCAAAACCCGTTCCGCAAAGATAGCCTTCAACATGGTTAACAGAATAGTCGCAAACATGCGCTATCCAAAAACGAAATACATTTTGTAAAACGATAAGATTCAAAGAACATGGATTACAACAAATTGGCAAAAGAAGCCCACGACAACGCCGTGAAGCACGGTTTTTGGGAAATGCAAGTTAGCATGACGCACTGTTTAATGCTTGTCATTTCTGAGATAGGCGAAATGGTGGAAGCTGACAGAAGTGGAAGGCGTGCCAACTATGCCAAGTACAATGGCAACGGTGGCAAGGACTTCGAGGCCCTGATCAAGGACACCGTGGAGGACGAGATGGCCGACGTGGTTATTCGCCTCGGCGACCTCGCAGGTGCTTTGCATGTGGATTTTAAAGAGGGTGAGATTTTCATAATTGACCACCAGTTTGAAAAAGACACGTTTACGGAAAATGCTTTTGTTTTGACAAAAGGTCTGTGCTGCGATCATGGAATGCAAGACCGCATACGCTTTGCCCTTGCATACGTCACGAAATGGGCAAGGTACTTGGGAGTTGATTTGGAGTGGCACGTCACTGAGAAAATGAAGTACAATGCAGCACGCCCGCCCAAGCACGGGAAGGCGTATTAAACGGCAAACGTTATGGAGAAGAAAGAGAAGAAGGAGATCCGCTTTATCATGCAAGCCGAGCTGTGCTATCATCTGACTGTCGGCGAGTTCAGTTGCTGGCTTAACTGGAGTGAGCTCTTGGATTTGTACAAGGTTATTAACGACGAGTTCCCGAGCATCGCCGCACAGATATCAGACAAGTACGTCCGTGGATTTAGCGAGCTGAATACGGCAGGTTTCTTCAAAGAGTGTAATAAAACGAAAAATTTAGGAATAGCGAAAAGCAAAAAAAACAAGCACATGGAACAATTCGAATTTATCGGGTATTTAGCGGATGACGCAAAGGTCGTTCAGAACAACGGAAACCCGTTTATTAGTTTTCGCGTGGGCGTTACACGCAAGTTCAAGAACAAGCAGGGAGACGCAGTTGAGCGGACGAAGTGGATTGACTGCACCCGAAACGGCGATGAGCGGTTTGCCCAATACTTGAAGAAAGGGCAGATGGTGTTCGTCCGTGGTGACGCAGAGGCACGGGCCTACATCGACAAGAACAACAAGGCGCATGGCTCGCTCGGTTGCCATGCTTGGGACGTGACGCTGCTCGGCGGCAAGCCAAAGAACGAAGAGGCTGCACCGTTTTAGCAAAGGAACGGACGATGCCTATTGAGTGCGAAAAATGCCCCTCGGCCCGTAATTGCATCAACGGCAAATATTGCACCCGCCGAGGGGTGTATGTGGAACACGATACGAAACCGAAGTGCAAAAATGAAACTTGAAGATTTGAGAAAAGAAGACAAGCAGGAATTTCTTGCGGCCTTCGCCGCCGACCCGACCATCATCAAAATGGAGCAGGAGTGCGCAAAATACCAACGGCAGGGGAAATGGGTTCAGGCGTTGCAGATGCGAAAGAAGATTGAGCAGACCAAGGTCAAGACCTTCGACAAGTTCATGGACAAGCTGGACAAGGCAGCGGAGCGGGTAAACCTCTACGATACCGAAATGACGCAGGAGCAGCGGGACAAGCTGAATACCCTTTGCGTGACGTTGTTCATGGCGTGCGATGTGATTGATAGCGCCGTGGTGGACATGAAGGATATTTTGCAGGACGTGGACTGCGGGCTGGAGTTCCTTATGTTCGACGACATCAAACGGGTTATCGAAAGCGCCCGCTCAAAGATACGCTTCATGAACAATGCAAGCGACGTGGCGCAGAACGTAGTATGGGGCGACACATCGGATGACATGTACAATATCATCCAAAACAAGGCACGCTCCGTGATACGCAAACGAGAAGAGGCTGGCGAACATTGGGGCGACAGGTTCGAGGCCATGAAGGCCCGATAAACGGCCCGTTTCGAAAGAACGGCCCACTACCCTAACAACCACCCATCGAAGGGAAGAAACGGCGGCAGGAGTTGATAGAACAACCTTGTCAGCCGTTTTGGGGGGATTATAGGGGGGAAAATATTAAAATAACAGTTGTATATTATGAAGATAGAGAAAACAAACTACCAGAAGCAACAAACAAAGAAGGCTGACGTTATCATCGGAATAGACCCAGATGTGGAAAAGAACGGAGTTGCTTTTCTTGAAAGCACTTCCAGAAAACTTGAAATTACGACATTGGGGTTTGCCGACACATTGGATTACCTTTGCTTCGTGAAGCGGAAAAGCGAAACAGCAGGACAGACCTTCGTGGTCGTGATAGAGGCGGGATGGATGAATCAAGGCAACTGGCACTACCGTTACTCGGATAGCAAGGCGAAGGCCGCAGAGCTTGGAAGGGCCACGGGACGAAACCACCAAACGGGAATGTTGCTGGCTGAAATGTGCGAGCACTTGAAAATCCCGTTTGTGCTACAAAAGCCACTAAAAAAGATTTGGAAGGGGAAAGACCGTAAAATTACGGCGGAAGAGCTCAAAGCATTCACGGGCGTTGTCGGACGCACGAACCAAGAGGGACGTGATGCGGCTCTGCTGGCGTGGAAATACGCTGGCCTCCCTATAAAAGTGCGCCAAATTAAATTTGTTAAAACTTTCTAAGTGCTTACATTATAAGTGTAAAAATCGCTATATTTGCAGCGTAAAAACCAACTCAAACGTATGAAAGTCGGAAAAGTGAATCTTAAACAAGTCGCAACGAACGACGAAAACCCACGTTCAATCACGGACACGAAGTTTGCCAAATTGGTTAACAATGTGCTCTCCTTCCCGAAGATGCTGGAGCTGCGTCCGATTGTCATCAGCGATGAGATGAAGGCCCTCGGCGGCAACATGCGCCTCCGTGCCTTGCAGCACATTTCCAAGATGAAGCCCTCCGAGCTTGATGACCTGCTGGCCGCCATTCCCGATTACACGAAGGCCACGGACGGCGAGCGGGATGCCGTGCTCAACCATTGGAAGGAATGGCTAAAGAAGCCCACCGCCCCCGTGGTCTATGCCTCCACGCTGACGGAGCAGGAGCAGAGGCGGTTCGTCATCCTTGATAACGTTGGCTTCGGTGATTGGGATTGGGACGAGCTGGCCAATAAGTGGGACGGCGAAGAGCTGGGCGACTTGGGTCTCGACAACTGGGGTGCTGGCGATGGCTGGCCGAGTGGTGACACGGCAGGAACGGAAGGCGAGGAAGGTAACTATTCGAGGAAAATCACTACGCCTGTCTATGAGCCGACAGGAGAGGACGTGCCGTTGCTTGAATGCTATGACACACAGAAGGCCGACGCATTGATAGCGAAAATCAATGCCTCGCAGGTCGATGAGCAGACGAAGGACTTTTTGAGGTTGGCCGCATACAGGCACGTGAGGTTCAACTACGAGCGCATCGCTGACTACTACGCCAATGCACCGAAGGAGGTGCAGGAGCTAATCGAGGACTCCGCACTCGTCATCATAGATTTCAACAAGGCTATCGAGGACGGCTTTATCAAGATTAGTCAAGACTTATTAGACCAATACGGAAGGGAGAACTGCGATGGAGGAGAATGAATTTCGCGAGAATTTTGTTGCGTTCATACTGACGCACGGGCGAGCTGACAACGTGATGACTTACCACACGGCACGGAAAGCAGGGTACAAGGGACGTGTCGTTTTTGTCCTCGACAATGAGGACAAACAGGCGGAGCAGTATTTTGCAAAGTATGGCCGTGAAAATTGCTACGTGTTTGACAAACAAAAATACGTAGAGAGCACGGACGACATCATGAAAGGCAACAGGGGCGTTATCGTCTATGCGAGAAACGCCTGTTTCGACATTGCCCGTGAATTGGGCTACAAGTATTTTATCGAATTGGATGACGATTACTATTGCTTTTCGTACAAATTTGATAACGAACGCCATTATCGGCAGCGTATCATAACGGATCTCGATTACGTATGGATGCGGATGCTGGAGTATTACATCGCATGCCCATTCACGACGCTTGCGATGGCACAATGCGGAGATTTTGTCGGCGGTGAGTTAAGCAAAATGGCGTTGGAGATTGGGACTAAGCGGAAGGCGATGAATAGTTTTATTTGCTCGACGGACAGACCATTTAAGTTCGTAGGACGCATCAATGAGGACGTTAACACGTACACGTTACTTGGCACGCAGGGGAAAATATTCATAACCATGTCGCAAGTTGCGCTGAACCAAGTAACGACACAGGCGGCAGGGGGTGGAATGAGCGAAGCATATTGGGGAGAGGGAACGTATCAAAAATCATTTTCCTCTGTAATCGTTTGCCCGAGTGGTGTTACGGTGGCGATGATGGGCTACCGTAACATGAGGATTCACCACAACGTAAGATGGAAGAACGTAGCACCAATGATTATTGCAGAGCGGTGGAAGAAGAAATAACTGCAAGACCTCATCGGGCAAGGCCGACAGACCCGCCCTGTTGCCCGAACGATGGGTGGCCCTATAAGTTACACCCAAAGGAAAAGGAAACGTAATACAAGCGAAAGTCGTAGAAAATAAGATGCCGAAGAAGATTAGGACATTAAAAGACAAGCAGACCGCAATCATCCAGCGCATGCAGATTGTCGCCCCGCTATGGAGGAAGAACTATAGCGAGCGTGAGATCCGTGTGGAAGTGATGAAGCGGCTGGGGCTTGAAACCCTCAGCTCCCGAACGGTGCATGAGGATATTAAACGTTTGTTGAAGGAGTATCAGAACGAACGGCTGGACGATACCGAGGCGAGGGTGACGGCCGAGCTGGCACGCCTTGACTTGGTTATACAGGAGGCGTGGAAGCAATGGGAGGACAGTAAGGTGGACAAGGACGAGAACCGTATCAAGCGCAAGGGCCTCCCGAAGCTGGATGCAGACGGCAAGGAGGACGGACTGCTGACTGCCTACGTTGAGCAGGTGAAGAGCACGGCATTTGGCAAGGGCGACCCCCGCTATCTTGACGTCATTCTTAAAGCCTTGGAGCAGCGCCGCCGTCTGCTGGGCCTCGACCGTGTGCAGGTGGATTTGACGGGAACACTTGGTTGCGACATAGAAATCAAGCACACGGCCACGGGCTACGCTCCAGCAACGAGCGAGGATGAAGTCCGTGCCCGTGACGGCATAAAAGACGAGTAAATTAAATGCTTCTTTTTGACGTAAACGCAGAGCTTTACGAAGCGAATAGCGACCCTCAGCCCCGCTTTCTTGTTAACCAAGGAGGCACGTCAAGCGGCAAAACATACTGCTTGGTGCAGCGGCTTATTGAGCTATCCATCCAGCATCCACGGGCCGTGATTACGATTGCGGGCCAAGACCTCCCGAACTTGAAGGTGGGCGCAATGCGTGATATGGAAACGATAGTGGGTGAAAGTAGGTGGCTCTCCGAGTGGTTTACGGTCAACAAGTCGGAGCATTACTATCGTGGGAAGAACTTTGCGATCATCGAGTTCAAGTCCTACAAGGATGCGCAGGACGCCAAGAACGGAAAGCGAGACTATCTGTTTATAAACGAGGCCAACGGTATGACGTGGGAGGTGGTGTGGCAGCTGGCCATCCGTACCCGCAAGCAGGTTTTCCTCGACTACAACCCCTCGGCCCGCTTTTGGGTACACGACGAACTGATAGGGCGAACGGACTGCAAGCTCATCATCAGCGACCACCGTGGGAACAGATTCCTTTCGGCAACGGAGCATCAAAAAATCGAAGAAATCAAAGACCCGCAACTATGGCAGGTTTACGCCCGTGGACTGACCGGAAAGATAACGGGCCTCATATACACGAATTGGGATATTGTGGACGAGCTTCCCCCGCTGGAGGAATGTAAGATGCTTCCAGTCTATGGCCTTGATTTCGGCTATTCAAACGACCCGACGGCGTTGGAGGAAATACGGCTGGCGCATGGCGAACTATGGGTTGACGAGTACATCTACGAGACGGGCCTCGTTAACTTCGACCCACGTCACCGAGACCGAAACATCGTGGACCTGTTGCGGGAGGCTGGCATCACCCGCCGAAGCCTCATTGTTGCCGATTGCGCCGAGGGGAAATCAATCCAAGAAATCAAGAACGAGAATTTTTGGATAATCCCGAGCGTGAAGGGTGCTGGCTCTATCAAAAACGGAATTGACGTTTTGAAACGTTACAAGATACACTTTACCCGCCGTTCGGTTGGTGCTATCGATGAAGCAAAGAAATACAAGTGGGCCGTTGACAGGGACGGCAATAGCATGAACCAGCCTATCGACAAATTCAATCACGCCATGGACGCTATCCGCTATGCGGCACAGATGAAACTCGGAGTTAAGCACACGGGCACGGCCAAGGCACATGTTTTCAAAATGTAGGGGAAACGGTTATGAAGAAAGATACGAAATTCGGACATTGGGTGCGGGTTGCGCCATTAACGGACTATAAGCTGGAGCGATACACCCGCCCACGCTTCGTTGCTGGCGTGCAGACGCCCGAAAACCTTGACGGCCTGACAATGGGCCAACTCATAGAACTTTCCACGTTAGGGGACACTAACGAGAGCTTTTTCACTGTGTGCCATATTGTGCTGCACCTTGAACGGGCGCAGGTGGAGGAAGCACGGGCCGTTGACGTGGTGCGCTTCGTTGGCTGGGTAACGGGCGAGGCCGACCGCATAAACAAACTTTTCAACGGCACGGAAACGAAGCCGACGAAGGAGGAGGAACAGGCAGGTATCAAGGAACTTCGCTTTGGCCTTTTCGGGATGCTGGACTGGTACGCAAAGCGGATGCGAATCCAAGACCACGACGCAGTGCTGGAAGTCCCTTGGATGCGTGTTTGGCGTTGCCTCGAAATCGACAACAAAACTAATAATTTTCAAAAAAGATTACAGGAGGTTTTTAATGAAGAGTATCGAAGGAAAAATCAGAGAAATAGCTAAACTACCCGCTTTTGCTGGGTACGGCTACATCTTCGAGAATTGGTATGATGCGAGCACGGCGGTTAGCCGTGTGCCGTTGCCCGCCATTATCACGATATTGCCTGTTAACGGAAGCATCACGTTCCGCAACGGGCGCACCTACGACACGGAGAACATTGCAATCGCCTTCGTGGACAAAGTTCCAAGGAATGCGAACGGCGAGGACAATGAGCGGGCCTACAACAGAATGAAGGCCGTCGGCGTGGAGTTCATCAAGGCACTCAATGCGAGCGGGTACTTTGCCCCGCTGGAGGAGCAGCAGCCTTATCAAGTAATCTGCGAGCAGATGTCGGACGTGGTGACGGGCGTTTTCTTTACGCTCAAACTGCAAGAGGTGGGGAGGTGTTAGGCTATGGCAGGAACATTAAGGATTGACCAAGAGGCGGCCCGTGTCATCGTGCATGAAGAGCTCGAGCAGCTCCAGCAGAGAATCGCCGCCAACATGGTCAAGGCGGACGAGGTGGCAAGCGGGCGGACGATGAAGTCCATGCACGTTGAGACGGACGTTCAGAAGGGCACGCTCTTTGGCCGTGCCTTCTTCGGCGTGCTGGAGACGGGACGCCGTGCTGGCCGTGTGCCCCGTGGCTTCGACCAAATCATTTTCCAATGGATGCAGGACAAGAACGTGCATGCCTCTCCCCTTCCCTACAAGGGCAAAGGGCCGCACAAGTACTCAGACCCGCAGTTGCGTGGCGATATGGCCATGGCCTCGGCGATTGCGTGGTCTATCAAAAAGCGAGGCTCGAGCCTATTCCGCAAAGGTGGGCGGAATGATATTTACAGTAACGAAATCCCGCAAACTATCAAGCGTATCGAGAAACGTCTGGTATTCCTCATCTCGGACATGGTACAATCAATCAAACTGAACGACATAAAAATCAAATAGAGGGAATTTTTTATGAGAACCACAATCAAAAACGGCGTCACGCTGAAATACCCCGATGAAATCGGATTCTGCTTCAATCCGTGCCTCATAGTGCTGGAAGGCCCTAACGTTGCCTCTGTCGCATTATCTTTGTCCGATGGTACAAATACCCAAGGGATGGAGTTTGATGCGCTTGGTGGCCACGTTTACGGCGATTTTCGGGAGTTTGTGCAAACACTCTTCGACGACACCACGTTTGGCGGTATTGACTACTCGGCCAAGAGCACGAAGTCGAAGCTGGGCAAGTTGGTTACGCTGACCGCTACGGCCTTCCGGCTGAGCGAGGCTGGTGAGCGGGTGGCGGTGGCCGAGTTCCACTTTACGGTGTTCTATGTATGGGGCGCACTTGCATTGGGAGAGACCTATAACGGGAAACGGGAGGTAACTTTGTTCCGAGGCTTCCCGTTTACGGTGGGCCTCTACAATGATGGCAGAGAAGGGGAGGTGATGGTCTCGAACGATGGCAAGGCACCGACCGTCATCAGCCTTGACGGGCAAGGTGTGTTTGACGTGACCATGCCCAATGAGACGGCCCGCCATTTCTACATCATCAGCGACTTTAAGGGCACGCTTGCCGCAACCACGTTTGACGATACCTACGATTTGACTTTCCGAAAGACAGGAACGGGAACTTTAGAGGACAAGGTGCGAGTGAACATCGTGGACGGCGTGGATGATGGCATCTACCTTCGCTGGATTGACCGCCATGGCTTCTATTGCTATTGGCTATTCAAGAAGGGCGCAGAGCAGTTTCAGATTGCCAACGGTGGCGAGTACTTGCGTAACAATCTGCTGGCCTACGACCAGTCGTATGGGTATCAAGGAGGAGCGGGACGAAGACAGGCATATACAAGGCAGGACACCGTCCCCGTGTGCGCTCCGCTTGTCAGCCGTGAAACGTGGGATTACTTGCTGGGAATTGCCACCTCCCCCGTGGTGGATTTGTTCCGTGGCTACAAGGCAGACGGCAAGACGCCTGTTTGGCAGAGCGTAACCGTGCAGGCTGGAACATATACGAAGGCCATGCGCACGCCCTTGCAGGACTTCGCTCTGAATATATTACTCCCCGAAACCCCAACTCAAACACTCTGAGAACATGGAAGAGCAAAGACTATACATTGACGGGCAGCTGTTGGACATTGACGAAGATACCAAACTGACGTTGAACATCAAGAGCAATCTGTTTCAAGACGTGAGCAAGCTGGTGAGCAACCGTACTTTCAGCGTGAAACTTCCAAAGACGGTGCGCAACCAGCGTATTTTTGAGCACGCCGACAAGGTGCAGGACGGCGGCGGTGGTTTCCCCTACAAAATGCACTCGGCACGCTATTTCCGAAACGGCGTGCAGCTGATAGGCGATGGCCGTGCCGTCTGCCTCTCGGTGGGCGATAGCATTGAAATCAGCATCGTTTGGGGATTGTTGCCCGCATTCACGGACATTCAAAGCAAAGGCACGACACTCAACCAGCTGAAAAGCTCGGCACGCCTCAAATGGAGTGCCGACGAGTACAATACGTATGACGAGGCGTTGGCCGCTGGCTACTTCTATGCGGAGTATGATCCGTTCCATTTGGATGAAACGGGTGACGAGTGGAAGGGCCAAGACACCAACGAGGGCGCAGGTGTCACGACCTACTATTGGCTGGAGGACGGCGCAATAGAGACGGGCGAGACGGTGGGCGAGAACATTTCCCCGATTATTGATGTTGATGTAGCTGGCTATGCAGCCGTATCGGCAGAGTTCAATGTGGGCGATACGCTCCGTATTCGTGGGGCGGTTGGCGGCGATGCGAAATATCGCCTCTACGCCATTCTCGACAGTGCAAACAAGGTGCTGAAGCTGGGCGGGGCATCTACACACGAGACCGTGGCTGGCAATTACGAAATACCAGCCCCAACGAATGCGGCCCGCATGGTGGTTAACGTATTGAAGGAACGCTCTAAGGACTACGAGGTATCAATTTCAAAGGGCGTGAGCACTCAACTCAGAGCATACCAGCCACCAGCAAGCGGCTGCACGGACTTCGGAGGCGATGGCGGCAACATCAAGCTACGGAAGGCGAGCCCCTATGTGCATCCGAGCGTGATGGCCTCTTGGGTGCTGAACCTCATTTGGGAACAGACGGGCGTGAATTTCAAGTGGACGGGCGAGGCGGCTGACCTCATCAACTCGCTTGCCATCCCGCTTGTTAACAACAAAAGCACTTCGCTCACGTTGGACGGAATGCTGGATGCCGTGCTGGTGGCACGGGCGGGCAATGGCCCGTTGAAAGTGAAGCTCAACTCTGCGAGCACGCTATTCAGTAACGCCGTTGGCGTGGAGGCTGACGAGTTGCTTGTCGCTGCGAACGTCTCTGTATTGATGGACGTGCAGGGCCGATGGAGCTGGGATGCAAGCAAGTCACGCCCGCAAGGTAGCGGAAGCACGTTTTTTGATGATGTAAGCGTAACGACATATAATTATCTATACCAGCAGAATTACGTTGAAATGAAGGTTACGCCAAAGGTCATCACGGAGGACAAAGGCGTAACCACCTACATTGTTGGCGATGAGACACAAGCAGAAGGCGGGCACTACAAGCAAGAAAGTAGCAACTATAAAATCAACAACCGCTTCTATCATTTGCTGGCTGGCTACGGGAAAATAGAGCTCGAAATCGGTGACAAAATCACCTTCGAGATGAAAAACTATGTGGGCCAACTGCGGGACGTGCAATTTAGCTGGGGAACGGTTAGGGGAACACTTGACACGGGCGACACCGTGCCCCGTGGCGGCTACTTCCCTATCGCCTACAATCTGCCCGACATTAAAATAATTGACTTCGTGAAATTTCTTGCGGCTATAACGGGAACTTTCCCGCTGCAGATGACGGACGATAACGTGGTGAAGTTCGTTCCCTTCCAAACCATTTGGGACAATATCCCCGTGGCCAAAGACTGGTCACGGCGCATTGTTGCGCAGTCGCTGGCAAACAAGCCAAAGGAGCTGGAGTTCAAGATAGGCGATTACGCACAGGTCAACCGTTACAAGTGGAAGGAGGATGAGACGGTATTCGGCCACTATGACGGCACGCTGAAAGTCGATAACAAGACGCTGGATGATAGCAAGGATATTATCACTTTCCCGTTTGCAGCAACGGACGGAAACCGTGTGCCCACATATACGCCGATAACTACATACGGCACGTTTGGCAGGAAGGCAAGCACGGAGGACGGCGGCGGGCAATACAAGGCTTGCAAGGAGCGTATTATGCAGCTGACCAAGGGCAAGAATGACCGTGCAGCCTTGAAGTTCGACCTCGACATGAACAAGATTCTAAAAACGAAGTATCGCAGGTTGACGGATAGCTTGCAGTCGGCAAAGGTTATCAAAGAACTGGTAATGCTCTCGGACGTTGATTTGCTGAACTTTGACGAACGTGTGCCTGTGTACCTCTCACAATATGGCGCATACTTCGCAGTAACCGAGATTAAGCAAGCTGATACCGGAACGGCTGACGTTACCATGCTCCAAATCAAGCTGGGGCACAAGGCTTCCACTCCAGCGAAGGAAATCACGATAACCGTCACGGCCACGCATACGGCAAACGGTTACTCCTTCCGATGGGCGGCAGATGCGCCGCTGGAATCTGCCGTGGTGCTGACCATCAAGGCCGACACCAGCGATGCGGACATGGGCTGGATTGGATTGCGTGCTGGCGAGACGGGCGGCACAATCAACCGTGTAATGAACGGTGCGAAGCCTACGGGCGTGACGGTTTCGAAGACAGACGAAGACGATGAAAGCGTTTACACCTCGGAGTTGGTGCTGGCGAACGTAATCAATATTACGCTGAAAATGGGCACGAAGGCAAATCGCCTCCAATTCACTGCGAGCAAGGCTCTGACATCGCCTATAACGGTGCTTGTAGTGGTCTATGGGGAAAAGCATCATCTAACCACGGTGACGATACCAGCGGGCACGGTGGGCGGCTTGATACCAGCGGACGACGGCTCAGAGTTCATCGGCCTTGCATACGTTTCAAGTGATTGCGTGCAAGCGGATGACGATATGAATGAGTATATAATTAAACATGCTTAAAGGAGATACAGAACATGGCAAGAAATGAAGAAGAGCACATTTTGAACATCCAAGTCAGCTATGACAAAGCGTTGGAGGGTATTAAGAAATACCGTGACGAAATCGTGAATTTGGCAATTCGCGAGAAGGAGCTGGCCCAAGAGCTGGATGACGGGAAAATCAGCCAACAAGAGTACGACAAGGAGCTGGAGATTGGCAAGGTTGCGCAAAAGAATTACCGTGACGAGATTCGTGCCTTACAGAAGGAAATCCAAAACAACATAAGGCAGGAGCAGCAGATGGAAGGCTCGCTCAAATCCTTGCGTGCTGAGTTGAGCAATGCTACGAAAAAGTACGATGAACTGAGCAGGGCCGAACGTGAAAGCGCAAAGGGCAAGGAGCTCCAGCAGCACATCAAGGACATTACCGAAGAATTGAAGGGCGCGGAAGCGGAAACAGACCGCTTTTATCGAAACGTTGGAAACTACAAAAATAGCATCATTGAGGCGTTGACGGGTAACAACCGCTTCGCCTCTTCGCTGGCTGGTATTGCGCAGGAGGGCGGCGGCTCTATAAAGGGCTTTTTCTCAACCGCCGTCACGTCTGTAAAAAGTTTCGGTGCAGCCTTGATGAGCTTGCTGGCAAATCCCGTGTTCTTGGGCATTGCTGGCATCGCTGGGGCTGGTGTGGCCTTCAAGTGGTTTTACGACTATAACCAAGGGCTCGCCGAGGCTACCCGACTTACACAACAGTTCACGGGCAAAAGCGGCGAGGACTTGAAGCAATTCCGAAACGGTGTTCAAGCGGTGGCGGACGCCTTCGGCCTCGAGTTTCAAGAGACATTGCAGAGCGCAAACGCTATGGCGAAAGGCTTCGGGATAAGCGTTGACGAAGCATTGAAGTTGATGCAGGACGGACTTGTAAGTGGTGCGAATGCAAATGGCGAGTTCCTTGATACGGTCAAAGAATACCCAGCATATTTCAAGGAGGCTGGCATCAGCGCAGAGGGATTCGTTGCCATAACCACGCAGGCAACCAAGCAGGGAATTTTCAGCGACAAGGGCGTTGATACTATCAAGGAGGCGAATATCCGTTTGCGTGAAATGACAACGGCAACGGCTAGCGCACTTGACGGGATAGGCATCAGTTCGAAGACCGTGCAGAAGGAATTACAGAGCGGTTCAAAGACTACGTTCGACATCATGCAGCAGGTCAGCGCGAAGTTGAAGGAACTGCCACAGACGAGCTCCGCAGTTGGAACGGCCATCGCTGACATATTCGGAAGCCAAGGAGAAGACGCTGGCCTTGCCTACATTGAAAGCCTTGCCACCATACAGACCGACCTCGGGAAGGTCAAGGACGGTGCGGGCGAGGTGGCATCAGCGCAGGAGCAACAGATAGAGGCACAGAAGGAACTCAATAACACGATGTCGGCAATGTTCGATATGACGGGCGGAGGCTTCGAGAGCATGAAGGCCCAAATATCAACCATCGCAACAAAGACGCTGGTTGCGATGATGAAGGGTGTTGCGGGTGTAGTTAATTGGTTCATTCGTCTCTATAACAAATCGCTCATCGTGCGTGCTGGCGTGCAGGCCGTGGCCTATCAGTTCAAAGTGCTATGGTCTGCGGTCAAGCTGGTTTTCAACCTAATTATTGACGGCTTCAAAGGCATTGGGCGTGCCTTGGAATTGTTCGTGGACACTACGAAGGCAGCATTTCGGGCGGTCGTTGGTGCTGCGCAGGGATTCGGCAAAGTGCTATCGGGTATCGCAAATTTCAGTTTGGATGAAATCAAGGCGGGTGTCGCAGAGATGAAGAATAGCGTTGTCGGCGGTTTCAAGAGTGCGCTATCCAGCCTCAAAGGAACAATCAAGGCGCAGGGCCGAGAGGTGCTGGGCGACATTGCAAGTTTCGGAAAAGAGACGTTCGACTATTTCAAGCAAGGTTTTAATGAAGCCGTCAGCGGTGGCGGGTTGAAGGAAATTACCTTCGACGTGGCTGCAAGTGGGGCAGTCCCCACAAACGCCGACATTTCGCCCGTGTCGCACGGAAAAGGTGCCACCCCTACAAGTGCAGGGGCAACAGATAAAAAGCCCACGGGCGGGAAAACCGGCAAGAATAACGGAACGGGCAATGGCAATGGCCCAAGCGCCGAGCAGCTGGCGGCGGATGAGCTGGCGCAGGTGCGCAAGGCCGAGGAACTGCTTTTGCAGCTGATTGAGGACAATGCGGAAAAGCAACGGGCGTTGCTCAAAAACAAGTACGACCAGCAAATTGCCGACCTCGAGCGTGCCCTCGCTGAGAAAGGCAAGCACACGGCCAAGGCCGAGGAGGCGATGACCATTCAGATAAAAGCATTGCAGCAGCAACGGGATATGGAGCTGAATAAGTTGGAGCTCCAATTCACGAAACAGAGGGTCGAGCAGGAGAACAAGAAATACGCCCTATTGATTGAAGCGGCCAAGGCTGGAACACGGCGGCAATACGACTTGCAGCTGGCCAAGCTCACCAACGAGCAGCAGTTGGCCGAGGCCGAGATAGTGGCTACCCTTACCAACGAGCAGCAGCGGCAAGAAATGTTGCTGGCGAATGATGAGGCCTTCGAGGCCCGCCGTCTCGAGTTGAAAAAGAAGTATCTGCAAGAGGAACGTTCGGCGCAGCAGCAAGCGATTACGGAGCAGTTTGCCAACGACATTCAAGGCGCAGAGCAGGGCGGAGACGAACTTGGTGCGCTTCAACTCAAATTAGACCAAAAGCGGGCCATGCTGGATGCTGCGAACGCCGCCGAGTACGAAAGCGAGAAGGCAAAGCAGGAGGCAATTTTGCAGGCTTCAAACGAGTTCTACCAAGCGCAACAAGACCTATCGGATAAACGCCGTGAAATAGAAGTTGCCAACAGTGAAGCAATAGCGGGCGCAATAGGCAGCCTGCAGGGCGTGATGGAGGCTTTCGGCAGCAAGAACAAAACGCTCACGGCCTTGTCGAAAGTCCTTGCGCTGGCGCAAATTGCCATATCATCGGGCGTTGCACTTGCCAAAGGTATTGAGCAGTCGCAGAGCGTCCCGTTCCCACAGAACATCACGGCCATAGCAACCACCGTGGGCACTATCCTTGCCAACATCGCTACGGCCATAAAGACCGTAAAGGGTGCGAAGATGGCCGTGGGTGGTGTAGTGCGTGGCCGTGGCACGGGAACGAGCGACCAAGTCCCAATCCATGCAAGCAACGGCGAAAGCGTCATGACGGCAGAGGCGACCAGTATGTTCTCCCCAGCCCTTTCGGCCTTCAACCAGCTTGGAGGGGGCGTTCCCATCGTGGTTCAGTCACCAGCGCAGCAGCTGGGCGAGGAATTTCTTGCAGCAGCCTTCGCAAAGGGTATGGCCCTTGCTCCACGGCCCGTCGTTACGGTCGAGGAGATAAACAAAGTGCAGGAACGTGTCAACGTGCTGGAACAATTAGGCAACATCTAAAAGTTTTGAGATATGACGAAATATGAGTTTATCAAGGCTTTCGCAAGTGCGTGCGCCATGATGGCCGAGAACCGCATCAGCCCAGCCGATTACAAATACATCGGCCTTGTAGAGGGCTACGAGCGCATGAAGTCCGAGGGGCACAAATACGCCTTCATCGTGTCTTACTTGTCGCAGCAGTACGAAGTCAATGAGGCAACGGTCTATCGCATAGTGAAACGGCTTCAAGAGCCGTGCAGGTAGTTGTTTTCCACGAAATCCGCTTGTGTCGCCCGAACGTTGGCCGAGGGTACAATTATAAGGCCCGTGGCTCGTTCGGGAGACAGGGCGGCTTTATCAAAGAAATCGCCGTGGAAGCAAAAAAATCACCTTCCATCAAAACTTTTCTTGAAAAACGCTTGCAAGAATCAAAATAAAGCCCTACCTTTGCAACCGTTAAGAACAACAACAACAACAACAACAACAACAACTAAGCCCTCGACAACACTGTCGAGTCAGATTTTATGAAGAATTTCAGCGTTTATTACAGAACGAATGTAGAGAGTGTAATGGTTGCAGAGTTTGATACGCTGGCCGAGGCCGTTGCATACTGCGACGAAGAGACCAAGGGCTGCGAGCTGGTGGCAGACGGCGACAACCGATATGAAAATCGCAACATTAGTTTCAGCTACGAAGTATATGATGGCTCACCCTTGGAGCTGGACGAGGACGGTGACGTTATCGGCGAGAAGAACCCCACCTACGAAACGGAGCTTTATTATGGCAAAGATTGATGCTGACAAGCCACATTGGGGCGGGATGCGTGAAGGTGCGGGACGGCCTCGAAAGAACAAGGCCGTTCTATATGCCCGCATGAATCCCGAAGCCATTGAAGCCATCAAGGCGCAGGCAGAAGCGGCCTCCATGACAGTTGGCGAATATATTGAGGCACGCATTTTGAAATGACCAACACATTAAGCCCCCCATTATAGGGGGTTTGTTTTTTCCCGTTTCGGCTATTTTTAGTCATTTTCGGCTATTTTTAGTCATTTTCGGCTATTTTTAGTCATTTTCGGCTATTTTTAGTCATTTTCGGCTATTTTTAGTCATTTTCGGCTATTTGCTGGCACGTTCGTATACGTTGCGAACGAACGTGAACATAAGATAAGATAAGATAAGATATAAATAACAAGTATTATCATACTTGTAAGTAAGTTTTCCGCTTTTGCGGAACACTTTGCGGCATGAACGAAATTTCTTTTCCTTAAACGATAATCTTTTTGCGCTAAAAGCCAAATAATCCCCAAGAACCTTATTTGTTTCGCCTGTATTGCCCGAACGGCCTTTGGGTGGGTAGTTATAAGGCTCGGACGAGAAAAACGCAACACGGGCCGTTGTTTGCTTGCGAGACGCGCAAGCTGTTTGAAGTGCTTTCAGAGTACGCATTTTTGGAAAATAATCTATATTTGCAGCATCAAAGGAATAATCTTATGGCAGTAGTTAAAATCTATAACGACATACAATCTGAAAATCAGAAAGAGGCTGCAACTTTTTTTGGAGAGGCCGAGGGCGTTTGCTTCAAAGATATTGATGCGTTTTGCGAAAGCATACCAGAAGACGATAACGTCATTGATATTCGTTTGCATTGCGACGGCGGCTCGGTGTTGGAAGGCTGGGCCATCTATGACCGTTTGCGCTCCACGGGCAAAACTATCAGCACGACCGTTGAGGGAAACGCCGCATCAATGGCAACCGTCATCATGATGGCAGCTCCGAAGGAACGCCGTTTCGCCTATGAATCGGCCCACATCTGCGTCCACAATCCGTGGATATGCCCGTGGGGATTGGGCGATGCCGTGAATGCGGATGCCTTGCAGAAGTACGCCGATGATTTGCGTGCAGAGCAGCAAAAGATGGTCGATTTGTATGTGGAGCGTTGCGGGTGCGATGCTGAAACTATTCAGTCGCTAATGGACGAAGACAAATACATTTGCGCAGAGGAGGCGAAAGACATTGGCCTTATTGGCAACATCATCCCTCCAGCAAGCGCAAGTAAGCGAGGCCAAGCGACAAGACAACATATCAAAAACAATAATCCAAAATCAACAAAAAAAATGGTAGAAGACAAAAATGTGGAAGTGAAGCAGAGTTTTCTCGACAAAGTGCTTCATTTCTTTGGAAAAAGTTCCATCTCCGAAATCTGTTTCGGAATGGACTTGAACACGGCTGACGGGCAGGTGCTGACCGTTGAGCGTGAGGAGGGTGCGCCCCAAGTTGGCGACAAGGCGTCACCCGATGGCGAGTTCGTGATGCCAGATGGCGCAACGATTATCGTGAGCAACGGCGTTATTACCGAGACCCGTCCAGCGCAGGAGGGGGACGGCGAAGGTAATGGCGCAAAGGAAGGAGACGAAGGAGGTGACGGCAATGGTGCTGGCAGCGGCGATGACAAGGACGCGAAGATAGCTGAGCTCGAGGCTGACATCGCCGAGAAGGAGGCAGAAATCGCCGAACTGAAAGAGCAGCTGGACGCAGCAACGAAGAATGCCAAGACCACCGACGACCTCCGCATTCTGAACGCCGTAAAGATGGCAGGTGGTGAGAAGGCCCTTGCCAAAATCTCGAGCGCATACAAGCCCGAGCATCGTCAGCCGACTGGCGCACATGCTCAGCAGCAGGGCACACGGGCCGAGATGGCGAACGCCATCCGTGACAACATTAAGAAGTTGCACGGTAAGAAGGGCAAAAAGTAGTAAAAAGAAAGGAAAAAAATATGAATGCAACTTTATTTGAAAATTGGGCCAAAAACCCCGAGAACCTTGCAAGCGTCCGTGACGCCATCGAGGCAACTGCCTTCGATGACGATACGCTGGAGAAGTTCTCGCAGTTCGTAAACATTCAGCGTGTCAAGAGTGGCGACCCCGTGGCCATTCTTGGCGATTACGATGATGTGGGCCGTTCGGGCGCATCATGTAATCCCGAGTACACCACGGGCAAGATTGCCAACTCTCTCAAACGTTGGAATTTGGGCGATTGGAGCGTGGCGAAGAAGGAGTGTTACTCTGCCGTCCTTGGTACGTTCGCCGAGTTCGCTCTCCACGCTGGCACCCGTGTTGGCGATTTGACCGATACGGAAATCGGCACGGTTTACGCCGACAAGCTCATGGCCGCTATTCATCGCATGATTTGGCGTATCGGCTGGTTCGGTGACAAGGCAGCGAAGACGCACGCCGATGGCGGTGTCCTTACTGCTGGAACGGACAATACGATGTTCAATATTTGCGACGGTCTGTTCAAGCGCATTTTCACTCAGTGCGCAGCGAAGGACGAGCAGCTGACGGCCATTGCGGCCAATGCTGAGACCACCTACGCAGAGCAGAAGTCGTCCATCCTTGCCGAGGGTGTTGCCACGGGTATTCTCGAGAGCGTTGCAATGGATGCCGATAGCCGCATCACTGCTGATCCGAACGCCGTAGTACTTGCTACGAAAGCCTTCACGGATGCGCTCCACCACGACATCAAAGAGAAATACCACATCAACCTCCCGTGGCAGACCATCTTTGACGGCTTCGACGTGACCGAGTTCGACGGTATCAAGATTGCACGTGTCAGCGTTTGGGACAGAATTATCAAGGCTTATGAGAACACGGGCACGGCCCTCAATAAGCCGTTCCGTCTCGTTTACACGAATCCCCGCAACCTCATGGTCGGCACGAACGCCGATAGCCTTCTGATCGACCTTGATATTTGGTTCGATAAGAAGGAGCGAATGAACTATTGGTACGCCGCTGGCAAGGCTGATACCCAGCTGCTGGAGGAGAACCTCGTTCACGCCGCTTATTAGGCAATTACCGTCCCAGTGCCGCATGGTGTGGGGACTGGTATTTTTCCAACATTAAAAAAGATTCAATATGGAAAAGAAATTATGTGAAAGTATCATATCCCGTGATATTGCCGTGGACTGCGAGGATCTGGTGGTGCGTGGCCTCGAGCCCGATGGCGTCATCATTAACCGCAATGACATTGACTTCGGCGCAACCGTTTTTGACGAAACCAACAAGAATATCATCAAGACGCTGGCTCTGAAATCGGGAAAGAAGGGCTACTCTGTCGCCCAGCTCGGAAATGCACCATTCACGGGCACGCAAACAACCCTCACCGTTGGAACGTACCGTAACACTTGGACGAATCAGATTCCGATTGCGGTATTGGCCAACAACCCCGATGTCTGCGAGAACGTGATTGACGGGCTGGCAAACGGTCAGTTCGTTCTCATCCTCCGCAACAAGAACAAGACCTCAAAGGGCGAGTATCAAGTCTATGGCTATGCGCAGGGCCTTGTCGCAAGCGAGGGCACGAACGAGAAGTATTCAGAGGACACGGACGGCGGCTGGCTCATTACCTTGCAGGAGACGAACGCCCCGAAGAGTGCGCTTTTCTTCTATGACACCAGCAATGAGACAACGGCAGCGAAGTTCGCTTCATTGACCACCGATGCTGCAGCGTAGTAATGACCTACGAAGAAGCAATAAACAAAAGCAATGATTTGAGGACGAGGTTTGATGCCCCGTTCTCAAACATTGACAAATCAACCATCGTGGAGCTATACGGCGAGGTATTGGGCAAACAGTTCCATCCCACAAGCTGCCAACAATGCTACCACGATGCGTTGATTGAAATCGTATTGTACCTTAGAAAGGAGAAACGTATGGCAGAGAAATGTAATTACAGACTTCGTGCTGGCTACATACTGAATAGCCCGCATTTCCGTGGTGGGAAGATTTACTCAAATGACAACCTCACGGACGAGGTGGCGGAGGAATATCTGAGCATGTTCCCCGATAATCGGTCAATGTTCCAAGAGTTGCCCGAAATTAAGGCCGTAGGGCGCAAGAATACGGATGGCCCTACAAGTACCAAGGCACGCACAAGAAAAGCCCCTAGAACGAAAAACAGAAAGAAAAAGCGATGAACGTAAAGACGGCAAAGAAATCCCCTACACGGGTTGACGTTACCTACCTCACCCGCTTCAACTTGCAGACATACGGCTCGGACAACCTCTATCCCCAGCACTTGCAAGACATTACGGGTGCGAGCGGGACGGCCGAGCTATGCCTAAATCGTTACGCCAAGTTCATTGAGGGGTACGGCTTCGACAACGAGGCTTTTGCAAGTTACAGGGTTAACCGGATGGGCACTACTGGCGATGAGCTTTTGCACGATGTGGCGGAGGACGTTGCCCGTTTCGGCGGTTTTGCGCTTCACGTCAACTATAACGTGCTTTGCCAAATTACAGACGTGTCCTTTGTCCCGTTTGAGAACTGTCGGCTCGAAGAAAGTGATTCTGTCGGCAATGTTGCCCACATCGTTCTTCATCCCGATTGGGAAGGGAAGAAGACCCGTGCGGGCAAGCGGTTGTCGGTTGACGAGAAGAACATTACCCGCCTTAATGTGTTCAACCCCGACCCCACGGTTGTAACACGGGAGATTCTTGACGCTGGCGGTGTTGAGAAGTATCAAGGGCAAGTCCTATGGTGCTCAATGGCTGGTTACGGCGTGTACCCCACGCCAATCTATGACGCTTGTATCGTGGATATTAGCACGGACGAGGGATTGGGCAACATTAAGAATCGGAATGTTCGTAACAACTTCCTCGTGGCCTGTATGCTTATTAGCAAGAAGGGCGTGCCAAAGGTTGGCGAGGATGGCGAATACTCGGACGACGAACAAATGATTAGCGACGAGGACTTGCTGGTCTTCCAAGGTGACGAGAATACTTCCAAGATTATGAACATCACGTTGGAGAATGACGAGGACGCCCCGCAGATAGTTCCTTTCCCGACAAAGAACATCGACAAGGAGTTCAGCACGACCGATGCGAGCGTTATTGAGCGCATATACGCCCAGTTCCATCAAGAGCTATTTTATAGCATCAGAATCGGAAAACTCGGTTTCAGCGGGGACGTGATGCGTGATGCCTTCGAGTATTACGCTGGCGAGGTGACGAATGAGCAGCGTTTCATTGAACGTGGCTTCGAACGCCTGTTCAGACATTGGGCCGATCCGTTGCTGGCCAATGCTAATTTCGCTATTCAGCCAATTAAATATATCAGTGCGGAGGAGAACGGATGAGCAAAGAACTAAAACACCTAATAACGCCCGCCGAGTTCGCTGAGCTGGCCCGCCCCGTGAGCATCCATCTTGACGAGAACGAAGTGCAGGCTTTCATCAACGAGTGCGAGCAGATGTATATTATCCCCGCCATTGGTTACGGCAACTTCAAGGCAGCAGTAACCGAAACGGCGTGGGACGATACGTTTGATGAGACTTTCAAGCCCGCCACGGTTATCAATGGCGGCGAGTGGATGCTTGAAAGGGAGAACGTGTGCAGTTGCGACAAGGCAGGGAAGGAACTTCAATATTGCGTGGGCCTTAAGTCGGCCCTCGCATATTTCGTTTACGCTAAAATCGCCCGTTCGGACGGTGCTATTTGTAGTCGGGCTGGCTTCATGCAGCATGATGACCAATACGCCCACCATGTGGACGACAGTAAGCTAAAACAATACAACGACGTGATGACTATCGCTGAGACGTACCTCGGCGATTGCTTGCGTTATATTAAGTATCATTCTGTGGAAAAAGTGATAAAGCCCGTGCACGGCACGCGAGCACGCATCCACGCAATCGGAGATTAGAACATGGTAACAAAAGCAGAGAAATTGCGCAAATTGGCGCAAACGATAAAAAACGAAACGAAAATAGGTGGAAACACTGCCGAGCGTGTTGGCAGCGCATTCGAGGGCGTTGCTGATGCGCTGGATGGAACGGAGGCTATAAACGAAATCGAGAAGGCCGTTGCAACGGTTCAACGGATGGTCCATAATTTGCCCGTCGTGCAACAAACGGGCAAGAGCACTACGTCCGTTATGAGCCAAAAGGCAGTAACCGATATTACTGTGTGCTATGATGCTGGAGAGGTTGCTGACCTTGCGGCAGCCATTAAGGCCGTCCCTCCCGAAATGCAGAAAGGTGGCCTCACGCTTTTTTTCACGCCGACGGGAAGCAGCGAGAAATTGTCCTATTTTCTCGCAAGTAAATCGTGGACAACGGAGGAGAAAAATTGGGAAAGCACAAACCAAAGGTTTACTTTCATTGAAGACCAAGTTTTTGAAACGGTTTCGATGAAAGAAGGTGCTTTTGACGATAATTTTTATTGGAATATAAACACGGGCACAAGACGTAGTAATGAATACTTTGCCGCAACATGGAAAATCTCTCTGTTTAATGTCAAAAAAATATCAACTACTCTCATGGGTAGTGGTACAAGTGTAGTTGCCAATGTCTGTTTCTTTAAAGAAGATGGCGCACTGTTAGGTGGTACCAACTTACCAACTTCAGCATTGTGGACAAAAGAACTGGAAATTCCAAGTGATGCGTCCTATGTTGCTTTTACTACTAACAAAGCGGGTAAAGCAAGTTCATCTATAACTCTTATTAAGACAAAACCAGCAAGTATTGCCGACGGGGCGGTTACTGCTGGCAAGATTGCCGACGGGGCGGTTACTACTGACAAGATTGCCGACGGGGCGGTTACTGCTGGCAAGATTGACGACGGGGCGTTTACTGCTGATAAGGTAGCTACCGAAAAAATAAACTATGAGGCCCAAGGTAGAGAGCTATTCAAGGTTGGCGGGTTTATATACAAAGATGGAAATTTAGGAAAGAATGCTGATTATTCGTACACGGAATTCCTATCAATACCCGTAATTAAGCAAATAGGGCTGAGGGCGTGCCAAGTAGGTAACAGTTACATGGCCCTTGTCGCATTTTACGACAAAGATAAAAAATTTTTGTCTTCCTTGTCAAGCGTTGGCCTAACACAATCGGGAGATTATGATATTTCTGTGGACGAGATTCCTTTAGGTACGAAATATGTTAGAGTTTCAAGTAACAAAACATCGTATAACAATGATACTTGCAGAGTTATATACTCTAATACGACCTATATTAAAGGCACGCTTTCGGAGCAACAGAACCTTCTTTCTGAGTGCGAAACTAATATAAAAAATATTGATTCAAAGTTAGAAAAAATTGGCGGGAAGTTCAGCTCATTCAGAGCTTCGGATAACCTTGCAAAGGGTGATATCCTTACATTGCAGCCTATCCATATCGAAAAAAACATTCTTCTCGTTGCCAAAATCACGGGAAGCGTCAACGATATAGAAGTCGGTGTTGGGTATTCCGAATCACTAACTTTTGCAAATCGTGACTACGGTGGCAGGTGGCTCAAAGTAACTGCCACGTCTGTATCCATGTACGAATCCTACAACCAAACGTCATTTACTCCCATGTGGACAGAAGCGCATGGGATAGCATTTACCGAGAAAACGACAATAGAAATATCCCAAGGAGTGACGGACATGGTGTCAAAGATTCGTATTTACGATGACATGGGGAACGTGTATGAGAAGGATTCCAACGTATGGGGTTATGGTTTGCCGTTTATAATCAACAAAGGCGAGAGTTCCATTCATGCTGATTTGTCTTTTTTCCCTATGGATATAAACAAATCAATATGGGTATTTGGAGACAGTTACATGTCGTTCACGAATCAATCGCGCTGGCCTTACTATATGAGACAGAAAGGATTCACGAACTGGTTGAGCAACAACCAAGCTGGACTTTCCCCATCATCGGGCGTTTCAGACCTAAAATCGTTGCTCTCACTTGGGTATTACCCTAAATACATAATGTGGATGCTTGGTATGAATGGCAACACCGATGAGACTAAGGTGGGTGGCGAATATGTAATCAACAGCTATCAAAAGAGTAATCTTGATAAAATGATTGCTCTTTGCAAGGAGTACAACATTGAGCCCGTCATTGCCACAATTCCAACGACACCAGCCAAAGATAGCATTACGTCCGGTAGTGGGCTGAGCAATGCGGCTGGAAGGCAGAAGACTGGCTACTGTAAATACGTGAAGTCCTTGGGATATAGATACATTGACCAAGCCGAAGCAGTCGGAACTGACGAGAACGGAAATTGGAACGCTGGCCTCCTTTCTTCCGATTTCGTTCATCCTACCGAGAAGGGTGCGAAAGTGTTGCTTTCAAGAATCTTGCTTGATTTCCCAGAGATTTCAATAACTGAGTAAAAACAAGGCGTTGGCGGGTTTAGCTGGCCCGCCGACGTTATAAACAAAAAAACGAGAAATGAATGAAATAGCAACATCCCTAATCCCGCTTTTGCGGCTGGTCGCCATCGCCTTTTCCGTGGTGCTGGCAGCAATGACCGTTGATTTGTTTGCTGGCCTCTACAAGGCGAAGCTCAGAGGTGAGGCCCGCCGTTCAGAACTATTGAAGCGCACGGTTTACAAGTTCACTCTCTACGAGGGCGGACTATGTATCGCCGCTCTGATAGATGTGTGCTTTTACCTTTGCCACGGCTTCGAGTTGCTTGGTATTGGAACGCTCCACGGCGTGCCCGTGGTTAGCTTCATAGTTGCCATATTCCTCTGCATAGTGGAGGGCCTTTCGGTTCGTGAGAAGGCGGACAACAAGATACATAGCGAAATCAGCCGAGCCGAGAAATTGGCAAGGCATATTTTGACGCATGACGAATGGATTGAGGTGATTGCTGGCGCTATCGCCAAGGCGCAGGGAAGAGAGAATGAAAAAAAGAACCAAAAAGAATAAAAAATGAGAAGTATTAACGAGATAATAGTCCATTGCTCGGCCACGCCCGAGGGGAAGGACTTCACGGTGGCCGACATTGACCGATGGCACAGAGCACGAGGTTTTGATGGAATAGGCTACCACTATGTCGTGCGCCTTGACGGAACGGTGCAAGCTGGGCGGGCGATAGAACGTGCTGGGGCGCATTGCCTCAAACACAATGCGCACTCTATCGGCGTCTGTTATATCGGCGGCGTTGCCAAGGACGGGCGCACGCCCAAGGACACACGAACCGACAAGCAGAAGGAGGCGTTGTTGCGATTGCTGACAAAGTTGCGGCAACAGTTCCCAACGGCCCGCATCCATGGGCACAGGGATTTCGCCGCAAAGGCGTGCCCGTCCTTTGATGCAACAAAAGAATACAAGTCCATTTAACCGATAACGCCGACGAACCGCTTGTGTCGCAAGAACGATGCGCCGAGCCTACAACTACCCACTTACGCAAAGAAAATGCGACACGGGCGATTCTTGGCAAAAATAAGGGCAAAAACAATGAAGCATAGTTATTTATCAAGAATATTGCCCGTTCTGGCCGTTCTCCTCGCCTGTGTGGTGTTGCTGGGATGCGCAAGCCATCGGGCGACAGAAGGGCCTCCGACAAGTCAAGAGGTCAGAACGCTGATTATCCGTGACACGGTGCGTGATACGCTGATAAGCCGTGACACCGTGGCACGCTTTCAAAACGTTTACCAACGGGATAGCATGGCGACCAGCATATCGGGCGATACGGTGTTCGTGGAACGCTGGCACACCTATATCGAAAAGGACAACCAGCAGCAGGCACACCACCAGCAGAAGGCTGGCACGCATACCAGCGTAACGGCGGCAACAGATACGGTCAGAATACGGATCCCCGTTCCCGTGGAGCGTAAGTTGACGAAATGGGAAAAGGCAAAGCAAGACGTTGGCGGGATTGCTATTGTCGTTCTCGCTCTTGCCATCTACGCTCTTTCCATGTGGCTGGGCAAGCGGGTAATATATTGGGCGCGAGGGCGCATCTAAGTCTCTTTCTTTCTCTACATACATGTCAGCGGTGGCGTTATCCATACGGGGTGCGCTCCCGCTTTTCCGTTTTTAGGCAGAGAATCACGCCGAAATTGCCATTTTTCCCTTAAATGGTGTTAAATTTCGGAAATAGCTCCAAATCCCTTCGCTTAATGTAGTACTACTTTCCGAGAAATATACTACCTTTGCAATGTGCTTACAACGAAAGCGCATTTAACAAGAGTAACAACGACAACAACAACGACAATGAAAGCAGTAGCAACAACAATGGATTACACTTCAAGCGTAATCAACAAAAATTTCAAAATCAAGGTTTACGGCCCTGACAACAACGGCAAGAAGATTAACAAGCTGGTCGGTGTTAGTGGCTTGATAGCCCTCATCGGAATTGAGTTCGTGAACAAGTTTGTAAAACGTGCTTTCAACGAGGGAGCGGATGCCACATATTGCAAGCTCCGCCGAGGCTTGAAAGTTACTTTTTACGCCAACTAATAACAATCAAGCATGACAATAAACCCAATAACAAAAAACGATATGAAAAGAACATTATCAATCAGAAATAAGAATTGCACTCGTTTTAGCAATAGCGACAGATCCGACTTCATGGCCATGCGTGCATGGGTAATCAGATGCTCAAAGATTGATAAAATGTTTGTGCACCGTTACGCCGACCTCTTTGACCTTGTGCGTGATTTGCCCTACGGCGGCGAGATTTACTTCTGCGATAGCGAGCGAGAGTTGTATATTGATTTGACGCTCAAAAAGCTGGAGGAAACACTTAACTTGCATCATGAGGCGGCAGAGGAATACGGCCAAGAGCACTATGCGCCTTGCTGGCCCGATGCAATGATGATTAAGAAGACTGAAAAGTACTACATCGTGAAGTATCTGAAAAACGAAATCAAGTAACAACATGGGGCGGGCGATTCCGCCCCAATAACCATCTAACAACATGGAGCAGGAATTGAAGAAGCTGGCAAACGCCGTTGCCATTTGCTGGAAGCGTGCAGCCGTAGCAACCGACATGGCGATAAAGGAAAGCATTCAGAATGATTGCAGGGCCTATGAACGCCGAATGCTGGAGATAATTAACGAGGCTTGCAGGACGATAGCTAAATAATATTAAAAACTGGCAAAGGTAGTACTACATTAAGGCAAAAGCATTACCTTTGTGCCGTGCTTTTTATAAAAGCACATTTCAAGAGTAAGAACGACAACAACAATGGAAGCAAAGAAAATGACGAAGACCGACAGAGCGGTGGCCCGCTTTTGCGACATGATGATTGAGACCATAAACGGCCTTGAACAGGGATGGCGTAAGACGTGGCTGACAAGCGTTGCAAGCGGTCGGCCAATGAATGCCAACGGGCGTGAATATACCCGCATGAACGAGTTTTTTTTGGAGATGCTCAGTTGCGCAAACGGTTATCAGATGCCCGTTTTCCTTACCTTTAACCAATGCAAGGAAATGGGCGCAAGCGTAACGAAGGGCGAGAAGAGTTTTCCCGTTTTGTTTTGGTGCATATACGCAAAGAACAAGAAAACGGGCAAAACGATGACGATTCAAGAATACGACAAACTGAGCAATGCGGAGCAGGATGATTGGTTTACGATTCCTTCGCTCAGAACCTATGACGTTTTTAATGTTGCTCAGACAAACCTCGCAGAGATAAAGCCCGAGCTTATTGAGAAGTTGCAGGAAAAGTTCGTAATGCCCAAGACGAAGACCGCCGACGGGATGTATGCCAACGAGCAGCTTGACGCATTGATAAATGGCGGATGGGTTTGCCCTATCAAGTGCGAGAGGCAGAACAGAGCATTTTACAACTCGAATACGGATAGCATTACACTTCCGCTCAAAGAACAGTTCAACCTCGGAGGCACGGAGGCGGACGTTTTCCGTGCTGGCGAAGACTTTTACAGTACGGCCCTCCACGAAATGACGCATAGCACTATGACCGCCGACAGGTGCAACCGTGCTGGCAATTCTAAGAAGTTTGGCGATGAAGCCTATGGGCGGGAGGAGTTGGTGGCAGAGCTGACCGCCGCAATCTGTGGCCATGAGCTGGGCTTCAATACGGCGGTGGAGAAAAATAACGCCGCATATCTTTCAAGCTGGTTAAAAGCCATCAAGAAAGAGCCTACGTTCTTGATTAGTGTGCTGGCAGACGTGAACAAGGCTGCAAGCTACATCGACAAGGCAATGGCCAAAGTTAAGACCGCATAATAACGCAACAGGGCGCACACAAGGCACGAAAGGGCCGTGCGCCCTATAATTACTCATCAATGGGGCGAACGCCCAGCAAATCAAAAATAACAATGGAAAAATCAAAGATTTGGCACGACATGGGGGAGAAGCCCACAACTAAGCATGCGAGTATTTACTTGCTCGATGCAGATAACGATATTACAACAGTCTTCTATTGTGACGAAAGCAAAACCCCTTGGGTTAACTATCGTATTTATTTTTGCGGTATTGTTGCATGGGCCTATGCGGCCGCAACCCGCTTTGTGATTGCGATTGCACGAGGTGCGCTTTGTTCGCACGGTGGAAACGAAGCGAAATGAATCAATAAAATTAGTTATGAAAAAGTACATTATCAAAAACGCTGACGGGAGCGTGCAACATGTGATGCAAGCCGTCCATTTTTCACGCAAAGACGCTGGTGAAACCTTGAAAGAATATCTTTTCAAGAGCAAAGAAGATTTGAACGCTGAAGATTATTTGTCGCCGTTTGATTTTACCCTTGAAGAGGTTGAATGTAAGTGCGTAAACGAAGTAATCACTGATTTCGAGAGCGCAAGAGAAGCCCTTGGTTTGGAGCACAACGATGGGCTTACAGTAACGCAAAGGTTGGTTGGTGGAGGCGCAATCAGACTTGAAGACGTGGCGCACCTTGTGGCCGACATCAACCCCAAGCACATTGATGCGTTGATAGCATTAAATAAACTGTTTACGCTTGCAGAAGCGTGGAACAAGGAAGACGGATTTGTACCCGATTTCTCGGATATAAATCAAGACAAGTATTTTCCTTGGTTCAAATACATTAAGGAAGATGCGTGGTTCGCGTGTGTGCGTACTGGTAACATACCCGTTACTCTCGGCACTCGGCTTTGCTTCAAATCGGAAGAGCGAGCCAAGCAATTCGGAATGCAATTCGCCGACCTTTACAACAAAGTTTTCCTTTAAAATACAAAAATAAGAGATATGATTAAAGCAGAAGACATCAGAACAGGAGACATCGTAAGGGTATGTCGTAATGGTTGGTTTCCCGAAGGCGCTGTGTGCATCGTAACTCAGATAAATTCAGTATGTACACGAGTTTCAACACATCCTTTGGGCAATGGGTATTGATGCGGTATTTGAAATCTAAAACAAACAACAATGTTTAGACGGGACGATAATAGAAGCATGACCGAGCCACATTTAAGGATCAACAAAGAAAGCAATGGAATTATAACCATTAACGGAATTGGCCTAATGTTCATTGATAATAAGACGCTGATACGTTATCGAAGAAGCCTCTGCGACACAATGTGCCAAATAGACTTCTTACTAACAAAAAGATTAGATGAAGAAAGAGATTCGCATCAAGGTCTATAACAAGTACGACGGTCATTGCGCCTACTGTGGCAAGGCCATCAAGTACGAAGAAATGCAGGTTGACCACCTCGTTGCAAAGAACCGTGGTGGATATGCCCGCTATGATGAAAATACTGGCAAGAGTAGCGTGGTTCATGGCGTGGACGCCCTTCCAAACTACATGCCAGCATGCAGGGCGTGCAATTTCAGAAAGGGCACAATGAGGCTCGAAGAGTTTAGGGCCGCAATCAAGCAGCAGGCCGAGGGGCTGATGAACGGTGCAGCGAAGTTCCAAATGCGGATGTCGCTGTCCTATGGCCTTGTAGAGGAACACTTCGACAATCCCGTAGTGTTCTATTTCGAGAAATGCAAGAAATGAAATTTTAACAAATAAAGATTATGGCAAAGCTTATCAAAGCAAACGGGGCGGAGTATGTAGTTCGCCCAGCAAGGTACAAAACTTTCAAAATGGAGGAAATACGGAGGCTCTGCAAAGGGTACGTTAGAAAGATAGAACTCCAGTACGGGCAAGTAATGTTCGTGAATGAATTTGGCTACCTATATGACGGGATGAGATTCAACAAACGTGCATCCTACATAGCTGGCGAAGACGTCTATGGCAACGTTGTAATTTGCTCGAAACATGAAATATAAGAAGCATACCCGCACGGGCGAAAGCTCAGTAAAGAGCGTGCACTTGTATATTGACCTCGACCTCTTGCCCGTGCTTCAAGCGCAGCCGAACAAAACGAGGTTCATCAATGATGCGATACGTTTTTACATTAAAAAACGCAAAAAGTGATGTCGGGAGAAAGTTTTTGACTAACTTTGCACCCGTTGTTGAAGTTAGTTGTTCGTTTTAGAATAGCTTACTCTTGTGCCCGTGCCACCGTTGAAAAGCGACACGGGCGTTTTTAGGCCCGCAGACGAACGAACAACCTCCGAGCCTTATAACTACCCACCCAAAGGCCGTTCGTGCAACACAAGCGAAATACTGAAGAAATAAGCATCATTCTTTGTTATACAGAACCCAGTCTATTACACGCCTGCTGGCCTCATCTATCTTCCTTATGTCACGCTCAATGTAAATGCTCGTTGTACTATTCGCCCCAGCATGTCCCAGCGCAAGAGCTATGGTGTCGTCGGGTATGTCAATGCCCGCCGCTATGGTTGCCCAGCTATGCCGAGCCCAATACGTTGTGACGGACGGACTAATGGCGTGGAGGTTCAGATTGAGACGGTTTGCGAAATGCCTGTAAGTTGAGCAGCCGTCAGCAACATTCAAGAGATGCGCCGTGCCCCGATACTTGTCGATAATGGCACGGGCCTCGGGCTCTACCTTGATGGAGTAAAGACGGCGTGTCTTTTTACGGTTGAAGCTGATGCGCCCGTCCATGTCCGCACCTGCTGGCAGTTCCAAGAGGTCGCCTATATTGATGCCAACAAGCAGGAACGAAAGTTTGAAAATATCAATGTACTTCTGTTGCCAATCGGGCACTGGTGCTGAGAACAGATCTCGTAGTGCTTGCGAAGAAGCCTTCGAGCCATGCTTTGCTAATATCCTCAAATCGCAGCCGTGCAGCGTTTTTGTCGTAGTGCTCTATCTGTACCCATGTGGCGTGATAGATTGCCCGTGTGCGTCTCCATCGTGCTCTTCGTACAAATACGATATGGGTATGCCAAGACACTCGGAAAGGTCTTCAATTATTCCACTCTTGACATCCTTTGCTCTGAAAACCTGATTAAGGGCCTGTGGCGACATGCCCAAAAGAGCCCCTATTTCTGTCATCGTTTTCCAGCTGCGTTTTAAACGCGCTTTTAATTCACTTCCATTCATTTTTTCCTAAGTTGTTGAAGTCGGCTCGTGCCGATTAAAACTAAATATTGTTAATATTAAACATTGTCGTTTGCGCTTTAAACAAAAGTATTTATCTTTGCAGCCGTGTTGTAAAACTCGTTGTATAACGAGTTG